ACTACGATAGCCGCCCCTTGTTCACTCTATCATATACCTATTTATGCGACAGAGATTGTAAAATTTTATTTTTTTCTTCAATTGGCACTTCAATATCTGGAATAGGGTCGGCTGCCCAGTGAAGAATGGTGTAAACATTGGTTTGAAGTCAGACATATTCCCATACAACTTTTATATAATGAGCATCTAGTTGGTCACGATATTCAATTGCATCTAAGACACAATCAAACATCTTACCGTTGACTTTTACCATCACACAAGCAACTCATAGATTTCTTTCCAGTTGTTGACTTTCTGAACATCTTCATGTTCAAAGTCAGCATTATGATTATGCTTCATCAACAAGCTGTTAAGACCAAGTTCGGCACCACACACGGCGTTCTCAGGCTTATCTTCAACCCAGAAACAACCAGTGTCTTTGTAGACCGCTAACTCTTCGTCTTTATCAGCACCAGTGTCAAGGTAGACATACCGCTCAAACGCAGTGTCACCAAACAACTCACGCAAGTTCTTAGTCCGAAGATGTTGAGCATACTGGTCGTTGCTCAAGCTAGTTACGGCATGGAAAATAAAGCCATGCTCTTCATGCAACTTCTTGACATACTTCATTGCATCACGCAATGGCGGCAACTTACGAATTGCTGCACTCTCGTTAAACATCCGAATCAAACGTTTAATATCATCTTTAGGCATGTCGTAAGCGACTGCCATATCGTAGACACCTTCGTTAGGCTTCTCATAGCCATGACGATGCATCCAGTAGTCGAATGCGTATTCCCAATCAAGGAGAACACCATCACAATCAACTAATATCACTTTTTCTTTCATCATATATTCATCTCACTTTCTATATTCATACTATATCATATTTTGAGGCAATGTCAAGGGCTTTTTTAACATTCGTTCTCTAAATCCCAAACACAACGTCTCTTTTCTAACGGCACATGAAACTTATCATCATTGTGTTTGCGAAACACTGACATCAACATCTCAAACATCTTCATCATATCGAAACTCCAAAAACAACTAACCCCTATCTTCAATATCATGATATCAAAGTATAGGGGCGTTGTCAAGTATTATTTAAGAAAAAAATGAATTTTTCTGTCTGGCTTTTTGCTTTCTAGCCTTTTGAATCTTCTCTTTCTTCTTATCATAACGTTTAGTGTCTTTTTTACGGACGCTAGAATCTTTATCGTCCCACTCGTCTTCCTCATACCATTCTCGGAAGTTCTTGCGCTTTGCCATTTGGTAGTTCTCACTTACTCTGCAATAAGGTTAGGAAATGCTTCTTTAATTGTCGCTAAGGGTAATCCCTTCAACGGCTTCTGCTTAATCATTTCGACAAGCAAAAGTGCGTCTTCTTTGTCTACCGTCTCAAGCATTTGGATGAACAATGCTTCACGCCTAATTGGATGAATATTATCGCCATCAAATCCTTCAATGAAGTATGTCAACTTACGTGCTTCACGAAAAAGCATACCATGCGATTCATTCATCTCAGAAGGCTGGTATGGAGGAGCAGATTTTGGAATGTTTAACTTCATGCTCTTGTCATACATAACTTTAAGGATGTTGCAGAGAGCCTTCGATTTGCTCTTTTGTAGATACTCGACCTTCTGCTTTTTGTCTTTCAATTCACAGGCAGTGTTTACGATTTCTGCCAACGATTCTGTAATCATTTAAAACTCCGATATTGATTCCATAAGATTTTTCAACTTATTCTTAATGAAGTAGTTGAACAATTGCGACCGATCATTTTTAGTCTCTGAATTCCACTCACTCAACACTTGGTCTTTAATGTTCTGTGGAATTTGAGTCAAATCAATCATAGCTTTGTTACGTGCATAATTGCGCTTTGCTTCTTCATTCATTGTATTTATGTCTTGCCACTCTTCAAGTCTCTTTTTTGTAACAGGACGCTGACGCTGGCCAATCACAAGACAGTTGTCGGGTGATAGAATGTTAGGAACACCGTCACCAGAGTCGCCTTTGATAATATGCTCATATAGATACTTCTCAGGCGAAGAGTGCGTAATCCAACGCTTACGTGTAGGATCATATTGCTTTACGTTTGCATACTTATGTAGTTGAATATAATCTTTATCACCAGACAAGATTAGAATAGGTTCACCCGTATTCAATTCTGTGCCTTCGGTGTGAACAATAGTTCCAATCACATCATCTGCTTCGGCAGTTTCGATTTGAATTACTTTGTAAGGGAAGAACGTTTTGATTTCATCACGAATCTTATTCAATGCATTGAAGATTGCAGACCAGTCAAGTTCTGACTCGTTACGTGCTTTCTTACGATTTGCTTTGTAATAAGGAAACGCTTGTCTACGCCAGTAGTTCTTATCATCTGCACAAATTACAAGTTCGCCGAACTCGGCATGAAACTTCTGGCGATTGGCTCGAAGAGTATTGAGGATCATATGACGAAGCATATTCTCATCAATCTCCATATTACGATGATTACCGATTTGAGCCATCATGTTCGATATCATCACTTGGTTTAAGTCAACTAGAATCATTTTATTTCTCCATATCTAATAACTTTATATATTACTAGATAATTCACTATTTGTCAAGGGCTAATCCAAAATTTCTGATAAAAATGCGTCCATTGACGCTTCGTAGTCACTACCTTGCTCTTCGAACATTTCTTGAAACAAGCTTTCTGAGACCTGATGAAACGGATGCTCCATACTTGTAATGCGAAAGACCATTGCCCTAATAATCTCGATAAGTGTGAGGATTTCCAAAATAGATTTCGGGTTATCCATCACGTCATAATCTAACTCGCTTAGTGCTATTGCAACATCACCTGCAACACTAAACGCAAAGTCAGCAGAGAAATCATCGATTACCTCTGCCTCATCTGCTAGTTGGTCAAACCTTTCGATTTCTTTGTCTATTTTAAATTTTGTGAAGTCTACTACATTTGACATTAGAAAACCTTTAGAACGACAGTATCAGCATTGACACGACCGTTCGAACCTGATGGTTTCGTTGTTAGAGCATTCCACTCTTTGTTCATCTTGGCCTTAGTTGTCTTAGAGACTGCTGCTAAGAAGTCCTCAGGCTTTCGAAGTTTCTTCTTCTCGCACTTGTCATCATCGATGTTGATGATTGTCGTGCCTTTCACTCCAAGACCAATCGTGGCACTAGACTCAATTCGTGTTAGCGCCCTTGTCTTCACGTTGAAGAGATACACGATAGTCGCACCTATAATCGATTGTGGATCAACAGACGCAATCTTGTATTCATTATTCTCTTTGAGATACTTCAACTTAGCGACTTGTTGAGCCGTTGACTTGGGCTTCGAAGCACGTGTCTTACGCTTGGCTTTCTTTGTAGCCATGTAAGATGATGCATCATCAATCAAAGATTGAATGAACTTGAGATAGGCCTTTTGAGCCTTCTTAGTCATATGGCTATAACCTTCAACTAGCTGGTCATACATATCGTTATTCTTTTTCTTGGGACCCACCAACTCTTTTAGTTCTTCAAGCAAAGGACTATAGTGGTCAACGATAGCTTTCGCTGTGTTGTAAGCCACATCAGTTTTGCGTAACTCGCTAAACAAAGAGTAATCTTCATCGAACTCTTTATTGTTGAAAGTATCGATGATGCCTTCAATCTCACCGATAAAAGAATCTGTCTTCTCTTTGAGAATATCGGCAGGTGTTTTCTTTCGAACAACCGTAAGGCTATCGTCAGGCACTTCTGCTTTCTTCGCTTTACCAGCGGCAATAGAAGCATCGATGTGTTGACGAATCCAAGTCATGCGGTCTTTATCAAAGACTGCGCCGTTTTCCATCATTTTACATAGAGAACAAACAGTCATCGAAGTGCGCCATGCTTCGGCAGCACGAAAGTTAGCATAGTCATCTTTTGAGTAGTTCTTCTTTACCCAAGCAGATGCCCACTTGTTACCTTCTTTCGTATCGTAGAAGTAGCCATAGTGACGCATTGTCTCTGTGACTTTTGAGTTAAACTCTTTGGGCGATAGCCCTTCGAAGTCTATAGTCTCACGACCAATATGCTTCTCTTCGACTATAATGTTAGCATTAGCACTACGACGGATTGCCCGAGGTGCTACTACTTTACGTCTTGTTGTTTTCGCTTTCGCTGCTTTAGCCATAACGACTCCTATTACAATCTATACTCTAATATAACACTTCAAGTTTGATCTGTCAAGAGGCTTTTTAAAACATTTTCCCATTGCAATGCTCGGTGATTCCAGTTATAATGGTAATCGGCAAGGGCTTTCATATTTTCAAGTCTTTGTTCAAGATGCTTACGCTTGTTCTTGTTACGGTGAGTTTCAATTGCATTCTTAAGTTCTAGATAAAATCGTTGTGCATGTAATTGAGGATCTTCAATGTAACCATACATATCAGTTAGACCTAGTGAAGTCTCAGGTAATGCCGCAAGGCTAGAGTGAACGCATTGCAAACCTGCGCTCATAGCTTCAATCAAACACAAGCAAGACGTTTCTTGCCACTTCGAAGGATATGCAAAAATGTGAGAACGCTTTAACTCTTCACGAATTCTCTCATTGGGCACCGACTTGTTATAGTTAATGCGTGGATGATTTCTCATCTTATCGAACAGGTCACGAAACGCTTCGTCACGTTGACCCCAACCATAAAGTTCAAATGAAGAGAACACATTAAGTTCAATGTCATCATACTCTTTACAGAGTTGGTCATAGGCAGCATATAAAACATCAAGCCCACGATGTGGCGTAGAGTGGTAGATTAGCCTAATCTTATCGGTAGGCTTCTTATGCTTTTCGATAGGTTCGATAGCATTTTTAAGAACGATTCCTGCACTATATGGCACACCAAGATATAAGTTATACATCTCTTGTTGCCAATGCGAAACAAAGATTAGCAAATCGAACTTCTTCCAACCACCATCTTTGAGGTGTTGCACTTCTGGATCACCAGGCAAATCGTGTAGCACCATAATGGGCTTACGATTACGATGAAACTTTCGAAAGCGAGAATGAACAATCTGAAACTGCGATAGGAGAGAGGGGTTTATGTCTCTCTCCATACGCATTGCCATGAGTTCTGTTCCACCCATGGCATTCTTGTTTAAGTTATTTAACTCCATTAGGAATGTCTTCTCCATCAAACACTCGAAGATTTTCCCAACGGAATGAACGCCAACCTTGACTTTCGTGATCCCAAACGGCTAGAACATCTTCATTCTTTGCACGTTCAGATTTCTCTTCGGTCTCGTTGATAGTTTCACGCACTGGCACAAAGTCTTCGCTTAATGTCGCAAGCATAGGACGTGTAGTTCCATTTACTTTTAGAAACTCAAGTCGCACAAGACCATTACGTAGTTTTTCAATCACATCACTTTTATTCATATTTTACTCCTTAAAGGGGGCCTTCGCCATAGTTACGTGTATTTTGAACTTCTTCGGCAAACGCTTTGTATGAATCAAAGTGAGTGCCGTTCCACATAATCTGCGGAATCGTTCGGGTATTCGGAAACAATTCTGAAAAATTAGCAAGGGCATCTGCGTCAGCTTTTACGTCTATGTATTCATACTTTAGACCAGTGCCTTCTGCCAATTCTTTTGCACGTTGACACCACGGACAACCTGCACCTCCATAAATTGTAATCATATTTTAACTCCTTTGTCCTTAGATGTCAAGGCATTTTTTTCATTCTTAACCAACTCTTCAAGCCTATCAGCAATACTAGCCCAAGGTTGCTCTGCAGTCCAATGAGCCATCGTTCTTAGCTTTTCAATCATTTGAGTATCTGTCATACTTCATAATCTCTATCTGTTGGTAAACTCATGCCGTGAGAGTATATATCATTTCTCTCACGGTCTTCTCTTAATTCCCTTAACTTTCGACTTATGTAGTCGTGGTATCGCTCTTGGGAAATCCGGCTTTCTCCCGAGCCTTCTCGTATTCCGCTTTCTCTTCGTCCGTCGGCTGTTCTTTCCAATTCTTCATCCATGCTAGTTTAAACTCCTCATCCCATTCTTTTAGATAATCATTGTCTGCATCAAAGAATTGCAGAATCTCTTTCTCTTTGACAACTTGCGCATCAATGATTTGCTCACCGATATGACGTTGACTAAACTCTTTTACTTCTTCCATTGTTACGCAGTCAAGTGCCCAAGAGGGATCGACTGGATCATCTGGATTCAACTTTTGAAGTTCATCAACGGGAACAACATAACGTTGACGAAATGTTGAAATAGCTGTAACGACTACATATTCAGGTTGTTTCTTAATTGCCATAATGTCCTCACGAATAATTAATATGAAATGATTGTTTAAAGTTTAGATTACCAGGTTGTTCGTCACTCGTCAATATCTTTTTTGTAAATTCGGGCAAATAGTGACCAAATCGCTCTAGAAACTCTTCACGTGACAAGTTCTCGGCACACTGTGCGTAGTAACTACCATACTGTTCAATAAACTCTCTTGCTGCACGAAACTTGGCAGTGGTCTTTAGTGTGCCAGGAACAAACTTACCATCTACAATCTCACCGAGTGTCTCATAATCATCACCTTTAGGATACGCACGTGTGATTAGAAGCATGATAGTTCGACCCTCACCAGTTCCGAAGTAATCGGCTACAATGAATTGATATAGTGCGATTGCTTCACTCTTCCGCATCTACAAATTCTCCATCTTTTACTTTCATACACTTCAACTCAGCACCTAGATTGCCAGATAGTTTTGTATATGAACGACCACCATCAATAGCTAAGTCTTCACCTGGCACTGGTCGAAAATCGTGACGATGTTGACTATAATGCCATTGTTCGTCTAGTTTACTATAAATCATATCAAATGTCAAGTCTTCAATTTTGTCAGCATTCGTAATTAGTAGTTGACGCTGTTCTTCTTTTGGTCCAGTAGAGCGAAAGAACAAAGCAAAGTAACGATTACCGAACTCTGGATGTGGTGTCTCACGATAGAAGATATCAGCAGCATATGTAGCACGTTCATTTGGTGCAGAAGTGCAAACATACTTCACTGGCACACCGTCTTTCTCACTATAAAGCTTGCACACTTTCTCAGTGTCAAAAAGCGGTTCATGATAAATCGTCATTACTATCTCCAATAAGAAGTTTACTTTCAGCCTGCGTTACTAAGTCTACCACAGTTTCATCTTTTATAACACGTATAATTGTGTTTGTCAAGTCAATTTCTCGCTTGACCCAAAACATTTTTTCTTGCAGTTTAGCAAGTTCTTTCTCATAGAAGTCAAGTTCTTGTTCTTTTCGAACCTTCTGTTCTATGAAGTCTTCAAGAAGTATGATTTTCTTTTCTTGCGTCATTCAGATACCATTGATGTAACTAAGTTCAATCCCAAAGTGATTCATAATACTTTCCGAAGAGACGGAAGCCATTGCTCATACGCTTTTGATGTGCTTTACGACCTTCATCGTCAGTCCATTCAAAGTGTCCGCCAAGAGGGTTACTCTCTTTGCCTTCGATATACGAACCATAGTAATCGCTTTCCCAATCATCACGACACTTTTGTTCAAATGCCCAGATCATTTCATCCATGATCCATTCCCAACGCTTGTGCCAGTTTTCGTCTGTATCCCAATCATTTTCAGTAGCAGGCGCAGATGTGCTACGAAGTTCTTCTGGAACATCTTTATCTTCAGTTACAGGAGAACCGTGCTTTGTCTCTTTGAGTTGCTTTAGCATGGGTAGAATGATAGGTGCAAGGGTATGATCCATAGACCAAGTATCATACTTATCAATACGAATCTTCTTTCTTTGACCAGTAATTCGGTCAAGAATTAGATTGATAGAATGATTGTATACCCATTGTAGTGCGTCCTCTAGATTGCGAAGAAACGCTTCACGCATAGGTTCGTGATTATGAATCATCCCTCTTTGACCATACTCAGGCCAGTCCCAACCATACTTTTTATTCATATGCTTGTCGTGGACATAACTTACCCAGCGATAACGATAAGGTCCGATGTATACTTTCATCTTACTTTCCTCCCATCACGAACATCTTCAATATGAATAGGCGTGAAGTCGATTTGCTCAACACACACGCATTTGTGCATAGGTGTCGGACTTGGGTTCTGGTGAATGTGCCCATGCACGTTCAACGGAGTGCCTGGAAAGTTTCTAAAGCGACCTTCATACATCGTAGATTCGTGCTGTGGCGTATGAGTCAAGAGCATTCCGTGTTCTGGAAACATTCTCCACATCATAATTTTTTGAAACAGTTCGTGCTTTGCAATCCATTTGATATCGTCATGGTTGCCTACAATAAGACGTTTTGCACCATGCAGTTTCTTGAAGTTTTTGAGAAACTTTTCCTTATCGCCAAAGAACACATCGCCTAAGTGATACACGATATCACCAGGCTTCACGTAACGATTCCACTGCGTAATCATGTAGTCATCCATCTGGTCTACGCTATCAAACATAGAACCACGAATGAGTTTACCGTCACTATCAGTAAACTTCAGAATGTTTTCATGACCAAAGTGTGTATCACTAATTAGCCAGACATCTCTAGCCATAATCTTTCTCCTCGAAACTCTCTTCTATATTTGCCATGTTATAGCGGGAGGGGTAATGTCTCAGACAACTCGCCGCTCTCTTGCGTATCTCTTTCGGCACTCTCGGTGTCTTCTTCGGGTCTAAAAGGTCTATCAGAAACGCCTCCGTATTGAGGACTGCGTTCGTTCTTTCGATAGGCAATGTCATAAGTAACTCCTAATGCTGGCGCACAGCTAAACTGCTCACCAATATCAAAATACATGTTATTTAAATAGAATGGTTTTGTCACTCTATCACCGTTACTCCAACTACGCTGAATATCAATGTAGCCTTCTTTGCCAAGACGTTCACGCAATTGAGTAAATGCTGGGTGGTCTTGGGTGCTAATGTAACCGGAACCGTTCCAACTAAACCCCATAGTAACGCTAGTCAACTTGTCTCTACTGATATAGATGCATGGTGGGAACTCGTCTAGAAAATTTAATTGCTCACGATACCCTTCGGCATACGCAATGTCCATCAACAAAGAAGCGGGTATTGCGCCATACATCACAAATCTTCCTTCCAACGTAAGTCATCAATAAACACTTTTAATGTGCTATCATCATCTTGTAAACTATACTTGATTCCTTCGCCTTTGTCAAGGTATTTTACATACGCTCGACCAGTTTTATCAATTACTTCAAAGCGATTCACACCACGCATTGCTTGATAGTCTTCACCATCGCTAATCGCATTGTGCAGTGCCATGAAGCCACAGTCCATGCCTTGCATATACATGTTAGCACCGAACTTGAACACATCATACAATGCATAACGATATGTGCCTTTATCTTTAAGTTCTGCTTGATAGATACGCTTACAGACGGAGTAGAAGGCATCTTCTCGCTCTTGCTCAGACAACCCATCCCACCAAGTATCAATACGATGCTCTTCTAGGATTTGTGCTTTCTCCATCTCTTGTCCAAGGTCAGAAAGTTCTTGTAGTGCTTTTTCACGTTCTTCATTCATTTTCTGCCTCGTAGAATTTATCAAGTGTTCCTTCATGGATCATATGAGCCTTCTTAGCACCGATCTTACGAGTGTTCCAGTGCCTATTACCGCCCTTACGATTAACTAACTCTATTCTAACACGTGAAGTCTTAGAAGTCAATATCATTCCAGGCTTATACTTCATTTGATAATCCAATCCATATTCATAAAATCAGTATCTTCTGGGATCAGTTCCCAGCCAAGTTCTTTTAGTTGTGTCAGAGTGCCTGCAATGTTCATTCGCACAGTATACGATCCTTTATGACACTGATAGCAAGAACCAGAAGAGCCGTAGATGTAAAAGT